TAGAAAGATTTACAAACGAAGCCTAACTCGTATGAGAAGAAAGCTAAAAGCATTACATAGGAAGTACATAGAAGGAATTACTACGTTTGCTCAAGTTGCTACTTCTTTTCAATGCTGGTTAGCTTATGCAATAAAATTTCACTCATACCATACAAGGAACACTCTTATTTCCTTGTTTGATGACTTATTTACAGAAGAAATGAGGTATCGTAAATGGAATATTTCAAAATCATCAGTAAAACTGGTGACGTTATCTCAGCCGAGGCTATTGAGAACCCCGTCTATATTCGCTGCCATGAAAGTGGCAATCCCGTAAGATGTCCGAAGGTAAAGGCTCAGGCGATTCTGTCCTTAGACGGTTCTGAAATCTACCAACTGAAAGGATATGAGCAAATGCCGGAAGAGTATTTGGTTGCTGAAAGTATCAGCCAAGCCGATTACGAAAACATCATCGCAGAAATGGACGTTCCCGAAGATGATCCTGATATTCCCGACATTGATCCTGATGAATCCGGTCATTACGAGCCGATTATGACCGCAAAAGAAATGCGCGAACGCATTATCGAGCTTGAAGAAGAAAGGGACGCCTTGAAAGGTCGAGCAGAAATGCTTGAAGAATGCATACTGGAAATGAGCGAGGTCGTCTATGCTGGTGACTAAGTTTATATTTCAATTATTTTTTGGAAAGGAGGCTGAAGACATGATGGCTATGCTGTGGGCTCAGAAGATTATGTACGGTAAGAAGACATTCGATCAGGTACCTAAGCTTCTCAAAGAGCAGGTAAGAGAAATCCTTATCGAGAGCGGTATGGAAGAACTCATTACCGAGTAATCTACTTTATCCTTTGCGAAGAAATGAGGTGTTTTGGTCCGATGGAAACGATAATTGCGGCTGCTATCACTGGTGTGATTGCTTTGATTATCTGCTTGATTAATAACCACTATAATATGAAGCGGATTCAAAAGGACATACGAGATGACATAGCAGAACGCGAACGAAAGGATGCAGAACGCGAAAAACGCGAGGCAGAACGTGAGGAAGCTCGTGAAGAAATGAGTATAGTCACGTTAGAAGCCACTACTGCTGCTATTGCTTTAGGTGAAGCTACCGCGAGAGCTGTACAGCGAATACCCGATGCACATTGCAATGGAGATATGCACAAAGCTCTTGAATACGCCTCAGGAGTAAAACATAGACAGCAAAATTTTTTACTCAAAAAGGGCGTTAAATACGTCCATGAAAATGATTGAAACGGAGGCAAAGCTTGTATGAAAAATAAAGAATACTGGAAGAATTGGGCGGTTGCCGCAGGTATGCGTGCATTGAGAACCATGGCTCAGACTGCCATCGGCGCTATTGGCGCTTCTGCAATCATCAGTGAGATCAACTGGGTTGTAGTTGCTTCCTCTACTTGCATCGCTGGTCTGGTCAGCGTTCTCATGTCGATTCAGGGCTTGCCCGAAGTTCCCGAAGAGAAGAAATAAGAATAATAATTACCCCCGTGGCTTCGTTCTTGTAAGCTGCGGGGGCAGTTTTATGAAAGGATTGTATTTTATGCACGTTTATGCTATAATAAACTTGCTAATCGTGTGTGGTATCCAGAAAGGAGAATGCACATGACGATAACAAAAAGAGTATCGAAAAAGGGTGATATTTCATATAGGATCAAGGTTAGTTTAGGATATTCAGTTGATGGTAAACAAATTATTCAGTCCATGACCTACAAACCTGATCCGAAATTAACACCAAGACAAGCCGAAAAGGAGGCTAATCGGCAGGGAGTTATATTTGAAGAGAAGTGTAAGGCTAATGCTGCTATAGGCAGGAAAGCAAAGTTTCAAGATGTTGCTGATGAGTTTTTGGAGTTTGTCGAGCGAACACAAAAGGTTAAACTCAGTTCGTTAGTTCGTTTAAAAGGTTTGAGAGCTCGTACATATGAAGCTATCGGTCATGTTTATGTCGATAAGCTTACTCGTAAGCAGATTCAAGACTTTATTCTCAGTTTGTCAGAAGATGGAGTCAACCAGAAAACTGGCGGAGGGCTCTCGCAAAAAACCCAGAAGCATTATATTACTTTCATCTCTGATGTAATGCAGTATGCGTTTGACAATGAAATGATTGACGAAACGCCCTGTAAACATATTTCCACAGTCAAGACAAAAAAGCAGGAACAAGCTGTATATTCTCTTGAAGAAACAAAAGCTATTTTGAATTTGATTAACGTCAAAGCCGACATAGACTATAAAGTTTTCTTCAACGTTCTTCCATATTGCGGAATGCGTCGAGCAGAGGTGCTTGGTTTGGAGTATGGTGATATTAATTTCTCTACAGGCGAGGTTATGATTGTCCGTACATCGAACTATCAGAATGCCGACACAGGCGTCTATACAAGTACGCCTAAGACCGAAACCGGCTATAGAGAACTTATATTTCCGCCAAACGTTCTTTCTATGATTAAGCAGCTCAGACGTTCGCAACAACTTCAAGCTTACAGACTCGGCGATCTATGGCATGAAAGCGACAGACTGTTTGTAACGTGGAATGGACTCCCGATGCATCCGAACACGCCGTACACTTGGCTGGAAAGATTTTGTAAAGCGGAAGGGCTGCCGTTTAAGGGGTTGAAAGCTTTTCGACATTTCTTCGCTACTCAGGCTATTACGAGTGGTGTGGACGTTAAGACCGTTTCTTCAATGCTTGGACACGCTCAGACAAGTACAACTTTAAATATTTACGCCCATGCTGTGAAAAAAGCTAACATTAATGGCTTTGGTACTGTAGCCAAGCTTATAGCTGAATAAAGACCAAATAAAGACCACAGGCACGTTTGAGGTAAAAGAAAAACCTCGGAAGCCACTATAGAAGCGACCTCCGAGATTTAGGTGTTGGTGCGAGTGACGGGACTTGAACCCGCCAGAGTTAAGGGTACTAAAACGTAAAAGCCAGTATTTATCGGACTTTATGGAACATCCTAACAGCACATATATTTAATTAGAAGCTACAAAAAGTAGAAAATAAAGACCACATAAAGACCACGCACGATTAGCAACTTATATAGTATTAATTGAATACGGAACAATTAACCACACCGTATTGAATTAATATTATATCTTCTCTTGACCAATTTATTATTTCATATTAGAATTATGTATGCAAATTTTAATTGATTGAGGGATTGAGTTGGTATCAGAAACAGACACGCTTTGCCCTATCTGCAATGCAAAACTTATATTTTTTGATAGGGCTAAACGAATTGTTCGGACGAAAGGAAGGCAAACGTATTGGGTAAGGATTGATCGAATGAAATGTACCAAATGCGGAACGATACATCGAGCTTTGCCGGATTATATTTTACCATATAAACAATATGAAGCCGAAATGATATGGGGCGTAATTGAAGGGTTAATCACCTCAAGTACATTGGGTTATGAAGATTATCCTTGCGAAACTACCATGAACACTTGGAGGAGGAATGCATAGTCATTCTTCCTCCTCTTTTTTTGTTTCATCGACTTTTCATTGACTTCGCTTTTACTAAACGCGTTTTTTAACATAGAATAGCGGTTAGAAGGAGGTGAACGCAAATGGAAGAATTCAAATCCGGCTCTGTCCCTGTAGCAGTAGCAGCAAGAGTTTATGGTAAGGACGCTTCTTGGATTCGAGCGGGGATCATTGAAGGATGGTTGCCGATCGGTGCAGCTACTCGGCGAGGAAAACTTGTTACGGACGCTAAAGCCATTGGCGATAGGAAAGGTCGCATCAACTTTTATATTTCGCCTAAAAAACTTTATGAGGAAACGGGATTTTTCTGGAAAGGAGAGAAAAAATGAGTACCACCATCAGACCCGAACTTTCCGAGCGCAACAAGTATTGGATCGAGAAGCATCGATATTATGAGCTTAAGCATTTTTGCTTGCAATATCCACATTGGAAAAAAGCTTATATTTTATGCTCGGTAAACAATAGTCCAAAAAGTGATATTTCGGTAAAAAATGATAAAGTTTCAAAGCCTACCGAAGAATGCGCTCTAAAAAAGGTCTTTTATTCTAATCGAATGAATATGGTTGAGCAGGCCGCGAAGGATGCAGATGAATTCTTGTCGAGTTATATTCTTAAAGCCGTAACTGCTGGTATGTCATATGATACACTTAGAGTTCAAATGAATATACCTTGTAGCCGTGATGTCTATTATGAATATTACAGAAAGTTCTTTTGGTTGCTTGATAAGGCGCGCGCATAAAATGCAACCTCTATAGTGGAGAGAAGAAATCAAAGGACAGTATTATGAAGATACAAGGAGAGATTGGACTAACTGACTTAGAGCTACAAGGTTAGGAGTTGATCGCCCTAACTGGATAAGAGTCCAAGCCGTTTCTTCTCTCTTTTTCGCACAGAATACAACCTCTATAGTGGAAACTATATAATACAGGAGGTTTTATTATGACAATGCAGGAATTTATTATGACTCATACTTTAGAGGAGTATCTCGCAGCGGTTGAAAAAATCTGCGAGGAAAACAACATACCACCGTATGACGAGAATAATCCACCATCGATCGAAGAAATTGAAATGTATAACAAAATAGTTGAACAAGGTTTTGAGAAGATTGAGTCCTAACAAGGGCTCTTTCTTCTTTTTTTGCGCAAATCAACACGGAGGTTACCATTTTCTGTGTTATTTTGGTATTGCGCATTTAATACATTGCCTATAGTGGGATAACCCAATTTATATTTTGAAAGGAGATTTTAGAAATGGATGACAGCAGAACAATGCTGGAAGACGAAATAGTTGCAGTCTTTAACACGATGAAAGGTCTATCACCCGATACGGACAAATACGAGAAGACTCTCGATAGGCTTATAAGACTGTACGAATTGAAAACCTCAGAAGAACGAATCGAATTGGACTTTCAGGAGAAGGAAGCCCGTAGAGAGATGGAAGAGCGTCATCACGTTGATGAAGTTGATGCAACTTTCAGCACTCGAAAGGATGAAATCGAAGAGAAAGAGAAACAGCACAAATTCCAGATTCTGAGCTTGGCAATTGGTACTGGCGCGACATTGCTTACCGCAGGGTGCTCACTCATATTTCACAATTATTGGTTGAAGAAGAGTTTCAAGTTTGAAGAGGACGGCACTATCGCCGGAGCAGCATCAAGAGGTGTTTGGAACCCGTTATTTAAGATTTTCAGAAAGTAGAATTCATTCCCACATTAAGAGGATTCGCAGCGTTTGCGTGTCCTCTTATTTTTTGCCTTATGAGATACCATTTCAAAAAACCTGCTATATATCTATCAATGTACGGAAAACGTTATATTTGTGACCATCCGATTTATGATAGCTGCACCTTATTCACCATAAATGGCAAAGGTTTGGCTATTATTCAGCAAAGGTTTGATGCCGAAACAAAAAGTACATGGTGGTGTGAAGTTGATCCATGGGTTACGGACGTTATATATTTAAACCCAAAATTTCAAGAATACTTTAATGAACGCGCCGATGTTTGTAAAGATGGATTATATCCTACTGTAACTGTTCGGCAAATAATGTGGGCTTTGAAGATGAAACCACTTCCGAAAGAGAAATGGGAAACTGTCTTCGACAGAAAAGATATTTGACCACGCAAAAAATACAAATTCTATAGTGGAAAGGGTATATAGCTCATGGGGTAGAGCGCCACTATTAGTGGAGGCGGTGAGTTCAAGTCTCACTATACTTTTTCTTATATTTTTAGAAAGGATTTGAAAATCATGAACGCAAAAAAATCGAGAAAGCCGCTTTTTAAGCTTGGCGAGGTTGTGGTCACGAAAAGAGTTAAAGAAAGAATGGATAAAAACCAGGCTTTTGACCTTTTCTGCCGCAGATGTCTCATTCGTCATATTCGTGGCGATTGGGGTAGCCTTAGCAAGCTTGATAAGCGCTCAAACAACGAAGCCGTCTATTACGGCGACAGAATCTTGTCTTGCTATCCTTTTGGGATTGAGGATAAGATTTGGATTATTACTGAGGCGGACAGAAGTCATACCACGATTCTGTTCCCGGATGAGTATTAAGGAGTCCATATTATGTTTAAAACTACTTGCACCTACCACGAAGCTTACGATGATGGTTCATTTGATTTTTATGGTAGCGAAACTCTTAAAGAGCTTAGCGATTATGAACATCCTCGTACATATTTCATCAATACCGAAAAAGAGCCCACTTCAAAAGAACTTGACGATCTGTTTTGGCAGATGGTTGAAATTGAATGTATAGCAGATGGTAAGCTCATCTTAATTGAACAATTAATCGAAAAAGATGATGAATGCCATGACTATGACCAAGCATTTGTTAAAGTGCATGTTGAACGAACCGAAGAGCCAAGTTCATTTATTGATTGGGGTACAAAAACACCTAACATTTTCAAAGTTAACAGAAACAAAAGCTCGTACGATATTGAATTTCAAAAATGTTAAAATAAGAAAGGAAGAGAAACTAATGGCCATTATCACCGTAAAATCCCAAAAAGAACTTGACATGATTCCTCTCGACACCGAGGATATTATCAGAATTGAATTTGGAACGTGTTGGCCGCCCGCCATCGTCCGCAACCGTTATAAGTATCGCGTCGTGGCGCGGGGAAACAGCTCCGTCGTGGCGTGGGGAAACAGCTCCGTCGAGGCGTGGGGAAACAGCTCCGTCGAGGCGCGGGAAAACAGCTCCGTCGTGGCGTGGGAAAACAGCTTCGTCGTGGCGTGGGAAAACAGCTCCGTCGAGGCGTGGGGAAACAGCTCCGTCGTGGCGCGGGAAAACAGCTCCGTCGTGGCGTGGGAAAACAGCTCCGTCGAGGCGCGGGAAAACAGCTCCGTCGTGGCGTGGGAAAACAGCTTCGTCGTGGCGTGGGAAAACAGCTTCGTCGTGGCGTGG